AGTTGCTACAAAGAATTTACCATCTTCTGGATCTGTACCTGCAAAAAGAGCAGGTGCTCCGTCCCATTTAACAGTAACATTAGAATGGTTAGTACCTACTTTAAGAGAGAAATCTCTAAGAAATTCTATAGCTGCTTTAGCACCTTCATCACCTCTTTCATAAAGATCTTCATCTGCATGAGTGAGGTGAAGGTTTTGTTTTGAATTTGCTGCTTCAGTTATGAATTGAGAAAACGTTAACATGTTCTATTTATATCTTACTTTTATTTCCGTTTTCGATACGACGACTAACTACGTCCCAGTTAATTATATTAATAGTTTGCTTAATATAATTTTCAACACTATTACCATAGCTAAACATATAAGCGTGCTCCCAACAATCGATAACCATAGCAACATTATCTACAATTCTATTATTAGGAATAATATTTAAGTAACCACTCGTATTCATAAACACCCAACCATTACCTTGTAGCTGTTTAGCTTTTTCTAATAAAGTAAATTTAAACCTATCATATGAACCATATCTCATTTCCATAATAGAAAGTAATTTACCCTGAGGGTCGTTGTTAATTCTATACTCTCTAATATTATCAAAATATAATTTATGTAAGAAAGCGCCAGCTTTATCAAAAGCAAAATCACCTGTACCTTCATTAAACCTGTCTACGTGTTCTTTATAAACATGATTAAAGTGAAGATCAAAAGCTTGTTCCTGAATAACAGGTTTTAATTTTGAAATATCAAAAGCAATATTAGTTTGTTCAAGCATTTTCATTAGTAAGTTCTTCCGCTTTCTTAATATATTGCTTTGCTTCATCATAAAGTTTTTTAGCAGCTGCTTTTTTAGCTTTTGCTAATTCAATATAATCTGCTGCTTTTTCATCTTTAGTTTTTTCAACAACAGGTTCAGCAGGTTGATTAGTTATAATATTAAGTACAGGAAAAGCATTTTTAACTACATCTGAACTAATTTCAAACCTAGTATGAAGTTTTTTATCTTTAGCTAAACAAACAATTTCTGCTTCGTTAGCGTCTACAGCTTCTAGCATTTCAATAAAAGTACGTTCAATTTGTAAAGGTCTCATTTTAACTGATTGACCTGATCTTACAATAACAGGAAACAATCTAATATATTCCCATAAAGAAGAGTGATTAGGTCCATCAGCATTATCGTTTCTGTTAAACGGAGGCGTTCCGTCTGGTACCATCGATACAATAGTATCACAATAATTCATCTTCAAGATTCTATGAAGAGGGGTATGATCATAATATTTTTTTTGAAGAGTATTTGTTTTAAGTTCGTCAGTCGGTAGGTTACTAATCTCCGACAGAATCTCGAAGACTTGCATGTCTCGCGGCTTGATATTGTTCATAATTTAGTCCTTTTCTTACCATTTTCATAATATTTTCTGCATCTCTTTGCAGGTTTCTAGGAAGACCAGATTTAAACTCTTTAAGGTCTTCATTAGTCGCTAATTCTCTCATTTTAGATGCTGACATACCTGAAACGTCATCAGCATCTGGGTCACGCTCACCAGCTGATACTACATCAATAGTATCAAACGTATAGTCTTTACCGTTGTATTTGTTTACAAGCTCTCTAAAATCTGATACTCTGTCTGAACCTACAACCAAAACAACCTCATCGTATTTTTTCTCTAATTCTTGAAGCACTTTAATTATAGTATTAGCTCTAGACATTTTAACTATTCTACCAAAAGCTTTCTTAGCTAGTTTAATCTTATCGTTATATTCTAACGGATCTTTTGGAAGTTTATGAGTATGAGACAGATAGATGAGAGGGTCGCCTTTATGAGCTCTGGCGACCGCTCTCACTTTATTGACCAGTTTTTCATGTCCTACAGTAGGAGGATTCATCCTACCAAAACTAAAAACTGCTTTTGACATATTATGTCAAGTCTGAAGTAGCTGCATGTTGAGCAGTATCAGCTAGTGCTGAAATTTCACTACCAGTTAACAGGTCTTGTGTAGAAAAGTCAACAGTTGAAGCTGCTTCAATTGAATTCTGAGTAGCTGCTCTATTCATTGGCATTGCATCTAGAATTTCATGTGTATTAGTACCATCTGTACCTGTTACACCGAATCCTGCTGCAGAAGCTTGTACTGCTGCACCGAACGCTACACCTTTTCCGTCAATAGCTGTCTGGTCATTAGTTCCAGAAGCATCAGGGATTACATAAGTCATAAGGATCTCCTTTAATTGTTATAACACTATATTTATATTACTTCAAAATCTTGGAGGCTTTCTATAAGCAATTTCATTTGATGCTTAGTAAACAACGTCATAAGACGGTTGATAGAACCTTTAGCAGGTTGAGCATACAACTCTAGAATCTCTTTCTTAAGATAAGCAGGCGTACGCGATAGGTCTATCATATCTCTATTACGAATAATACGACGAGCTATATTAGTACCTAATGCTTCCGGATCTTTCATAAGCATATCCATCTTAGACTTACGAAGAGGAGTTTGTCTAGCATTATCTTCTACTAGTACGTCATCGTCAGACATTACATTAGGTATACCATCTCCTGTATCACCTCTAAGTATTTTCATTTCTAGATCAGTAATAGCATCTACGTCAGGTTCTACCCACTTCTTCTGAATATTAGAAAACTGCTTAACGTTAGGATATTTCTGAAGCTGTATAAAGTCCTTATCTGGAGATACAATAACAGTAGGACTAGGATCGTTCTTAGCTTCTACAATAGCAGCAATAACATCGTCAGCCTCACAACCTTCGATACGAACACAACGATAAGGAGAATAATTTTCTACTTCTTCTCTAACTTCATTCATCATAGTAAAGATAGCTGTCCAATCATGCTTGGATTGTTTACGTGCTTTCTTACGATTAGCTTTATATTGAGGAAAGAATTTCTTACGCCATACGTTAGTATGATCCATACAAATAACCATTTCGCCAAACTCGTTACGAAACCTCTCGTTATACTGACGAATAATATTAAAGATCTGATGACGAACCAACTCTGGTTGATCCATATAATCGTCTACTCTAACCATAATAGACGACATCGCAATAGACGAATAATCAAGTAATATCAACGTAAGCTCCTATCCTACCGTTAACGTCTGGGCACTCTACGTACCGATGCCCGTCTGGAGGATCGATATGATCACCTTCCCATACGGGTATAAAGACATTATTATTATAATGAAAATCTGGGTTTTTTCTTAAATGAACTTCAATTAATTTATCTCCTATAAACTCACAATTTACAGAAGACTTATTTTTAAACTGACTAATTATAGAAGGAAAAGGAATAATATGATCTATTTTATACCATTTACTCCATTTAGTTAAATCTGTTTTAAATTGATCACCAGTTGTAGTTCTAATCCATTTACCTTTTTCATAGTCTACACTATGATGTCTTCCTTCAAACCACTCGCACCAAAAATGACCTATTTCTAAGTCATGTGTTTCTTTTTCAATCCATACCTTTTTAGCACCTAAACCCAACCCTTGCAAATTTATAGGAGGTCTTACGATATACCAACCTGGATTAGGAACATCTATACCTACAGGACCACAATTGTAACCTAAAAGAGTTGATAACTGTAATTTGTTATAAATCCAAAGTTCATCTAGTTGTAAATCTTTCCACTCTCTTTGGAAATCTTCGTCACTTGTCATTCCCAGTTTATGTCCATTATAGGTTTGGTATCAGTTATAGAATTAGCAGCAGCCTTATTCTGCTCTTCTATACTTACAGGTTGAATAGGCATATCTGTTACTCTCATTTTAGCATAATCAACATTTAGTAACCAGTTACGCCTATCTGCTGGATCACCATATCTATTCTTTAACTGAGTAAATCTAATAAGACCTTCGTCTCGTAATTTATCAGTAGTAGTCATAGCAAAGAAATAATCAGCAGTCATAGGTAGACCAAACGACTCAGATACAGAAGTAATTTCTACATCAGCATCACCAAAACCTTGTCTATTAGTCTGAGTAGCAGTTAGTACAGGTACATCAAACTCCATAGACATAGCTCTAAGCTCTTCAGCAGTAGATTTAATCTGCTCATACGAGCTAGCGTTTTTACCAGTATTCATAGAACCACAAATATTAAGATAGTCAATACAAATTAGATCAGGTACAAAGTCTTTCTTCATCTTTAGCTCTTTTAGTAGAGATCTAAAATGACCCGCATGAGCAGATTTAGTAGGATATTCTTTAACTACTAATTTACCTTTAGTTTTCATTTTAAGATTATTAAAACGTTTTAAGAAAGAGTCTTTAGCAATCGTCTCTAACTCTTCACCAGCTAAGTTAAGTAAGTTTTGGTCAATACGTTGAGCAATCTTTTCTTCAGCCATCTCCATAGTAATATACAATACATTATGACCAGATTCTACTAGATTAGAAGTCATAGAGCACATAAAGAGAGACTTACCTACACCAGTACCGGCCATAATAACACCTAGAGTCTTAGAAGGAAAACCTCCTCTAAGAATATAATCCATATGCTCTAAACCAGAAGGTATCTTAAGCTCTTTTCTATTATAGAACTCCCATCTATCATCAACTTCATTTATATAATCATGACCTACAGTCTTATCAAACGATGTAGATATAGCATCAGTAAGTATATCAGGTATTGCTGACATAGGAGTCTTTTTATCATCACCACCAATAACGTTAACAGCTTTATACACAGCATTAACAATAGCTCTTTCTTGACACCATTGCTCAGTCTTATTAATTAGAAACTCTATTTTAGATATAGGTTCTACATCAGCATCTAACATCTTCGTAGATTCGTTATAAACCGATTCAGTAAGATCGTTACGAGATTCTAATTCAATTTTAATTGCTGCTGATTTAGGAGAGTTATTATACTTACTATAGTACTTATAAATCTCTTCAAATATAATACTCTCATGCTTTTCGGTAAAATATTCTTTAGTCAGAAAAGGTAATACTTTCTGACAATACTCATCACTCATGAGCAGATTATATAAAATACCTTTTCTTAGTTCTGGTGAATCAATTGCCAATTAGTCAAATCCTCTCTAGTATTAACCTCTGCGCATGGTTCATTAGTATGAACCACACCAATTTGATAACCATTCTGTAAC